TTTGATATTAATGCTCCTTTAAGTTCTAGATTTGGTAGAGCATTTCTAGGTGCAGTAGGAGGCTATGGATTAATTAAAGGTTTAAGGAAAGGTAAAAAAACAAAAATTTATGGCGAGGACACAGATGAACCTGTAGAAATATCTGAATCTTATGCAGAAATATTAGGTAGAGGAATCATAGATAAGTATGGTTTATCTAAAGATTACAAAAAATTACTACAAAAATATGATGGAACTAAAAATGATATAGCATCTGCTTTTGTTCGTATCGCAAAACAAATGCAAAAACTAACAAAAGATGAAAGAAAGATTCTATATAATATGTTAGAGGGTGACGTAAAATATAAAGTACCTTCAAAAAAATTACAAGAGTTAAGTAAAAATTCTAGAGATTTAATAACTCAAACAGGTCAAATATACAAAGATTTAGGTTTGATAACAGAAGAAACTTTTCAAAAAAATAAAAACAGATATATTGGTAGGCTATACCAAAGAGGTGATGAACCTTTACAATTAAAACAAATTGGAGATGATTTAAAACCTAGAGGTACACTACACGAAACAACAGTAGCAGATTGGTTTAGGACATATAAAAATCAAAAACCCACTGTCAATGATATAGTAGAACCGGGCCATAAAGGTTGGGAATTATTAGGTGACTTTGAAGAAATAGGCGGACAACTATATAAAGTTACTAAGAGACAGAAACCTACAATTACAGATGAGAGAACAGGAAGAAAAGGAGAGATATTAGAAAAAGAATTACTAGGCAGAGATGAACTTGTCCCTATCCGTTGGGAACTAACAAAGGAACAAAGATTAGCTATAGGTGAAATAGAAGATGCTGCAATTTCTATGGAGTATACAGGAATGTTAATGGCTAACACTGTAGCTAAATATCAGTTTTATGCGGATGTTGCCGCACAGTTTGCAGAAAAAGCAAAAGGAAGAACAGCACAACAGATGTTGGCCTTACCACAAAGGTATAGAAAAATACCAGACAATAAAATAGAAGGAACAGTATCTAAAAGATATGGAGCATTAGCGGGTAAGTATGTACCTGAAGATGTTTACAAAGATATTATGGGTACAAAAAGATATCAAGAAAAATCCTCTAATGCTTACTATGCAAAATATAAAAAGTTAAATAGTTTGTGGAAAGTTTCTAAAACTGCATGGAATCCAACAGTGCATGTCAATAATGTTTTTGGTAATATTATTTTAACTGACTTAGCAGACGTACCATTAACAACTTTACCTAAAGCACTTAGAGCATTAAGGACTCATGGCAAAGATGGGTATCGTTCTGAATCAGTTCTACTAGCTATTAAACACGGAGTATTTGATGCAGACTTTGTTAATAAAGAAATTAAAAATTTTAAAACTGGTGAACTAGCAGGTATTTATAAATCAAAATCTAATGCTGATGAATGGGATAATGCTGTAGACTTTGCATCAAATATATATGCTAAAGTTAGAAACAATTCTATTACAAGTAAGTTAGAGGATTGGTATAGAATAGAAGACCATGTATTTAGGTTAAATGCTTTTATGCATAGAATGAAGTTAGGTGATTCTGCAGAGGATGCTGCTATGTTTGCAAGAAGACAATTTATAGATTATGATATTGATGCACCTTTAATTAATCATCTAAGAAATACAGCTACACCTTTCTTATCTTTTACTTACAGACTAGTTCCTCTATTAGCTGAATCAGCAATACTAAGACCTACAAAGTATGCTAAATATATTGCAGCAGGTTATGGTTTAAATAAAATGGCAGAGTTATATGGAGGTGAAGATGCTAAAATAGAAAGAGCATTACTACCTGATTATGAAGCAGGTAATATTTTAGACTTACCTTTCATGCCTAAAAAAGTAATTAGAATATCAGGCAAATCAAAAGATGGAACATCTAAATATTTAAACATTAGTAGATTTTATCCGGGTGGTGATATTTTAAGTTTTGAAGGGGACAATGTTATACCTGTATTACCGGAACCATTACAACCTTCTTTTGGTATTGGTGGTGACTTTTTATTTTCTATGATAGGTTATGATATATTTAGAAAACAACAAGAGTTTGGTAGGGGAGATGGAACTGCTTTGGAAGAATTTACAAAAGGTTTAGGTAGTTTCAGCAAAAAACTTATACCTAACTTTCCTTTTATTCCGGGTTCTTATTCTACAATAAAATTAGAAAGGGCATTAAAAGGTGACATTTCTAAATACAGAGAACCACAAACAGAATTAGAAGCTTTATTAACTGCTTTTGGATTTAAAGTTAGTAATAAAAGTATTCGTACTTTATCAGCAAGTCAAAAGTTAGACTATGAAAGAAAGGTGAGGGTACAAAAAAGCAAACTTAATCAGTTAAAAAATAAAGTATCTAATAATCAAATTACTATGGCTGATTATGATAGACAAGTAGGAAAAGTATTAGCTGAAATAAATAAGATAACAAAAAAATATGTTGGAAGATTTGATGGCATAGACCCTTATGCTATGACGTTTGATTTTGATATGACAAAATTTATGGGTCGAGGTGACAAAGCAACTATACCTGATAAGGATTACGATTAAGGAGGATAAATAATGGGTGGATTACCAGTAGAAATGATTACAATGCTAGGCTCTAGTTTACTAGGTGGATTTATGTCCATATGGGGCCAGAGTATTAAAGCAAAACAAGAAGAACAAAAGATGTTATTAGCAAGAGCAGAAACTCAAATGTCTTTTATAGAGAAAGCAAGAACATATGACAACAAAGGTTTTCAGTGGACCAGAAGAATCATAGCATTGACTGCAGTTTTTTTTATTATAGCATGGCCCAAGCTAGTGCCGGTTTTATTCGATACTCCAGTGATATTGACATGGACAGAATTTACTCAAGGATTTTTATTCTTGATAGAGAAGAAAGAAGTATTAATGGACAGAGAGTTCTTAGGCTTAGTGATAACACCACTAGATACACATCTAATGTCTGCTATTGTGGGACTATACTTTGGTGGAAGCTTGGTAAAGAAGTAATGGCACTAGACATAAACATGAACGTGCCTTTAGTAAGTATTATAGGACAGTGGTTTAAAAATTATCATGGTAAAAAATATGATAGTGAAAGTGAAGCCGCTGTCTCTAGAAATAATGCTGCTATTAGGGCAGAAAATTTAAATATCAATAGTATACCAAAAGACGCAAAGACTGCTATTGAAACTGCAGTTTATATTACAGGCACAGATTTTAAGGCCAAGACAAATAAAAGACAAAATCCCTCAGAACTTAAAAATAATTTATATTTTGTAGGTCAAATGGAATCTGAGTACAGAACAAAGACTCAGATGGGAGGAGGTCCTGCTAAAAGTTATTGGCAGGTAGAACCTGAAACAGCTAAAGATATATTAACTAATGCATCTAATTATTTTGGAGATAAGTTTGAAGAAAAATTTTCTGAAACTTATGGTAATAATGCTAAACAAAAATTAGATAATATGTCTATGGAACAATTGTCAGAAGCATTAGAAAAAGACGATTCTCTTGCAGCTACGTTTGCAGCTATGAAAATAAATCAAACTTATGATTAATATAATCCGTTAACAAACCTAGTTAACTTCTTATTAAGTTCATCCATTTCATGTCTTGAATAATTAATTAATGAACAGAGGTTATTAGTATACTGATACTCAGGGAACTCCCTGTCCATTATAAGTTTAAATTGTTGTGGTTGTATAAAGTTGTAGTCTAATTGTATGTCACTATCTCGATTGAGATTGACGGAGTAGTTAAGTAAGTTAGCAACATAATCAAACTTTCTTTGTTTCTTGTTTTTGTCCAGATTCATTAGGGGTTTCCTTTAGCTGTGCTAATCCTGTTATTAAATTATGTACTTCACCATAAGGTCTAGTAAACATATATTTAATTACATTCTGTAGCAACTCACTACTTATTACGTAATTTTTCATGTTCTTTTTTCTCCTTTTCTTTTATAATTTTATCTACCTCTACATTGATAAGAGAGTAGATGTCATCAAAAAATATTTTGAGATTACTATAAGTTATTTCAAACACACTCTTTTCTTTAACGTTCTTCATTTCAAATGCATCAAGAGATATTAATAACTTCCCTGTAAAAGGGTCTTTAATTATTCTCATATTTTTTAATCAACCTTTGTAAATACCATTGAGCCTTTTTTAAATCTTCTAAACCATTCTTCATTTTATATCTAGTAACATATTTAATAACATTTCCTTGCATGTAATCCATGCCATGCGATTCTATATAATCAGCAGTTTCTATTCCTTCTCTGTAATAACTAGGATTTATCTTGTCCATAACTCGTAAAATCTATTAGTTTATTTATAGGGATTAGATGTCCCCATGAAGTATTGTTGTCCCCACCAGGGATTTTTTTAAATGTATTATTCTTAATAATATTCTTTAAATCTTTTGTCTTTAATGTTATGTTAAAACAAAACTTATCTTTACTGTAGAAATTAATGGTCCACCATTCAGCCTGTGTCTTGGCAATCCCACTTTCTTTTCCCCTACTTTGATACTCACAATAGTGATTCCCTGTCTTAATCCACTTATCTCTTTCAGACTTTACCTCAGTCTTTTCACCTTGTTGTATTTCTGCAACAACAGTTTCCCCTTGTTTACCCCATTCTAAATCATATTTAAAGTTTGCATTATGCTTCATGTATAACCTCCTTTGGATTATTTATTTCTACATACCAAGCAAACTTAGGATTGGATGCTTTAGATTGTTGTTGTGGTAGGTATTGTATATCTTCACCCCAACACTTTTGTTTAAATGGACAATACGAACAGACAGTTCCTAATATTTTATTACCTGTAGGTTTTTTGTAAAACATTTCTTCTTCAACATCAAAACATTTTTCAAAAGGTTTATCTTCCATTAATGCTTTAGTATTATCTAAAGCTTTTTGTATTGCTTCTTTCTTATATTCAGAATCATCTTGTGGTGGTTCACTTAATAATATTTCACCGGTAGCTTTATTAATAACTATCCAACCACCAAAAGGTTTTTTTGTTGCTTCAGAATATAAATATCCTTGTGTTAAATATCCAAAGACATCATCCTTGGCAACCTTCTCAAATCCTCCACCACTCTCCCCAAACTTTTTATCAAAAGCAAAAGGTGATGCAGTTTTAATATCATAAACTTTATCATCTATAATTATATC